GGCTTTTTATCCGGCGTACTTTGAGGATACGGATTGGCAGGAACGGGCTAAACGGTTGAACATACAGTTTTTCACTTCTGATGCTGGAATTATTCATGACAATTCTTCTACGATTCTGTCTGCACCAGAGTTAATGGAAAAGAACAATAAAAGTTTTGCTGCTAATGGTGCGCTTCATGCGATGCGTTGGCAGTCAGGGTTGCCTGATGCTGGTCATTGGGATTTAACTAGGAGAAGGGAATTGGGATGGGATTAGAAGATAAGCAAGACCCGATGGATGATTACTTTAATTTGCATGAAGGCGAAACGATTTATGTTCTTGGCTCAGGTGCAACGCTCGACTATCTGACACCAGATTTCTTTGATGACAAGTTGACGATTGCAGTCAACTTTGTTGGTTCGGTGTTCGGGTTGAAGGGTTATTACTGTTTCAGCCATTATCACGAAGACGCTCAGCATGAGGCGAAGCGTGAGGATTGTATTGGGGCGTTTACTCCTGAGCGTGAGCATGGTACCGATGGGGTGTTTGCTGGGTGTGCTGGGAATCTGACCACGTTCGGTACTCGTACCGGTAGACCTGGGACATCGTTTGATCCGCACGGTAAGGATTGGCCTGTGTTGTCAGGGCAGTTGACTATCGGGTCTTCGAGTATTCATGGGGCGATGCATTTGGCAGCGCACATGGGGGCGAAGTTCGTTGTGTTGGTTGGGGCTGATTGTGGTTCGTTGGGTGGGCGTGACAGGGTTGATGGTTATGTGCCTGGTGATTCGCATTGGGCTTTGTATGAGATGCACCTTCGAGCGATGAAGCAACGGTTGTGGGATGTGTATTCATGCCAGGTGTATTCGTTGAATCCGTTTGTGAACTATTCCCTTGAGGGTGTGCCGTATCGTGGTGCAGCGTCAATCAACTAGAATCGGGACACAATGACTATCTCAAATGGGTACGCCACACGCAATCAGGTTAAAGCAGCTCTCCGCATTGGAACGGCTGACACCCTTGATGACGATCTGATTGATAACTGTGTTGGAGCAGCGTCACGTCTGATTGACGGTTATTGCAATCGTCGCTTCTGGCAGACAGGCACAGCGGAGGCACGGGTTTATCAGGCAGAGGATTCGTTCTACTGCTCTATTGACGACATCGCTGGAACAGCGTTGACACTCAAAACATCGTCACAGTCTGACGGAACTTTTGATGTGACATGGAAAGTATCGGACTATCAGCTTGAACCGTTGAATGGAAACCTTGATGGGTTGGAGTGGAGTTACGACAAGATTCGTGCTGTTGGCGATTATCTGTTCCCGACGGTCAATGCGAATTATGGTGAGCAGGCTTTGGTTCAGGTGACTGCTGTGTTTGGTTGGCCTGCTGTACCTGAGCCGGTAACACAGGCAACGATTATTCAGGCTTCACGTATTTTCAAACGCTACGACTCACCGCTTGGGGTGGCTGGGTTTGGTGATTTGGGTGCTATCCGTGTGTCTCGATACCTTGACCCTGATATGGCTCAGTTGGTTGAACCGTATCGTCGTATGCGGATTTTTGCATGAGTTACTCTGTCACCGATATCAAGACTGGTATTGCTAACGCGCTTGCCACGATCCCAGGTTTACGGGCTTACGCCCAGCAACCTGACAATCTGAATGCTCCGTTCGCTTGGCCTATGTTGGATTCAATCACGTATAACGGGGCGATGCGTGGCGGGTTGGTGACCCATATTTTTGTGGTGTCTGTGGTTGTGGGTAGGTCTGCGGAGCGTACAGCTCAGACTGCTTTGGATGGGTATTTGTCTTATGAGGGTGCGACTTCGGTTCGTGCAGCGTTGGAAGCGGATCGTTCGTTGGGTGGGGTGGTGCAGAACTTGCTGGTTGAGTCTGCCTCAAATATCTCTACTATGGATGGCAACGATGCGACCTATTTGATGGTTGACTTCCGTGTGGTGGTGTACGCTTAGTTGATACACATTCCTGCGAGCGTGTAGAGTTTCAGTAGTAAATCTTCGAGTGCCGGAAGGCAGGAGTATCCAATATGGCAAAGCAAGTTCTCACTAACGTAGCGGTCACCTTCGGCACAGCTGCAACCGACATCACTTCATACGTTGCATCAGTAACGCTCAACCTGTCAAAGGCTGAGGTCGCTACAACTTCATTCGGTTCATCGGGTGCGGTTACCCGTATCGCAGGTCTTGCAGACAACTCAATCACTCTTGATTTGCATCAGGATTACCCAACGATTGAGAAGTTGTTCTACGATGCTTGGGCTAACGGTACTGCTGTACCAATGACTGTGAAGCCAAACGGAACTGCTGCTGCTTCAAGCACAAACCCACAGTACGCATTCAATGTGCTTCCTTTGACTTGGACTCCTGTTGCTGGTGCTGTTGGCGATCTTGCTACCGCATCGGTTACCTATCCAATCGATGGTGCTGTAACTAAGACCGGTACTGGCGCATAACTTTTCTAGTTAAACCTTAACCCTGCGGAGGAAAAATGAAAATAGCGTTAGAAGTAACGTCGTCATTGGATCAATCAAAGCGCACAATTATTGCTGCGTTCCCAGACTTCATCGCCTTTGAACAGAAGTTCAGTAAGAGCGTTGCAAAGTTTGAAGCCGAACTAACTCTTACCGATTTAGGTTTCTTGGCTTGGCATTCTGAACATCGTCAGAAGCGCACCGGTTTAGATTTTGATTCATGGATTAACGAGATTGAAGCATTGGAGTTGGGTAACCAAGCTGACGCTGTGATCGTCCCTTTGGAGATCAGTCAGCCCATTGGATGATTGCGTATCTGTCTGTTGAGACAGGTATCGCTCCTTCGGTGTTGCTGGCAGAAGACCCTCGAATGTTGTTCACGATGTTTGCTTATTTGCGTTGGAGAGCAATTCATCTAAACAAGTAGTCTTGCTATATGGCAGTTTTCGGTAGAGCAGGTCAAGTCAGTATTACTGGCGGTAATGACGCAATTCAGATACAAGGTATCTACGAGTTTCTGCGCGACGCTTCAAAGGCTGACAAACGCTTTGACGTTGAGATGCGTAAATCCGCTCAGGTTGTTGCGCAGTTGTTGGTTGATAAGGCTAAGGCTGAGGCTGCGACTGTGACTCGTTCTCGCCAGGCGACTGAGGTGATGAAGGGTATGCGGGCTAGGCGTGATCGTGTTCCTACGGTGAAGTTGGATCATAAATCTGGGTTTGTGTCTGCTTCTAATCCGAACCGTAAGCGGAAGCGTAAGGTGACTAGGGGTGACGTGTTCTTTGGTGCTGAGTTTGGTGGTCAGGCTCGTCCTTCTACTAGACAGTTTTTGAGGCATCGGTACAGGTCGGGGTATTTCTTTTGGCCTACTGTCCGCAAGGAAAAGAGCAATATTGCTACCCAATATTTGGATGCTATTCAACGGGTTTTGAATGACCTAAAAGATAAGGCTTGACTTCGGGCTGGTTTCCTGTACCCTCTAGGTAGGAGGGGTTATGGCAGTTCTGTTCAAGAATGTGAAGTCAATTTATCCGAAGCCGTTGGCTTCGTCTTGGGAGCAGTTGAAAGAGCTGTTGTCGTTGCATGAGGAGAACGCTGTTAAGGCTGCGGGTGCGTTGTGGTCTCCGGTTGAGTATGACGCTGGTACTACCAGAGGTAACCGTAATGTCAGGTTTGTTGAGGCGTTGGTTGTGGACATGGACGGTGAAGCGTTTGACCATGCTCGACTTAATGGTTTGGAGTGGTTTGCTTATTCGACTTATTCGCATCGGTTGGATGATCCTCACTATCACCTTGTTTTGCCGTTGGCTGAGAAGGTACCTGCTTCGTTGTGGCGTGTGGTGTGGCAAGAATTGCATGACCGTATCGGGCTGGTCGGTGACCCTCAGACTAAAGACCCTGCACGTATCTTCTATCTACCTCAACACGCACCCGATCAGCCATTCGAGTTCCATGAGGGTCATGGCGAATTGTTGGATTCGTCGTTCAGGTTGGATGTTGAGATCGCATCAAATCCTGTGTCATCACGCGCTCGTCAAGTGCGTCAACCTCGTCAGCGTCGTGCTGGTGTAGAGGTGTTGGATGAGGCTTGGTGGAATGCTCCTGTAGATATTTCTCGTTGGGATGGTCTGTCAGGGAAGGCTTTGTATTCTGCGATGTTGGATGAGTTTGTTGCTTTGCGGAATGGGTTGTCTGTTATTGAGTAGAATCTTCGCATGGCTGGTGAGCGGACGTTCGTTGTTAAATTCATTTCGGATACCGCTGCAGCCAAAGCAGGGCTAAAACTTTTATCTGGTGACATCAAGGGTTTTGGCAATCAGGTCTCTAAGACTTCACCTTTGTTTGGTGCTTTGGCTGTTGGGGCTACCGCAGCCTTTGGTGCTATCGCTGTTGGCTTGACCAAATCGGTCAAGGCTGCAATGGAAGACCAGGCTTCGCAGGCTGAGTTGCAGCGTCAGCTTGAGAAAACATTTGGGGCTAATGAGGCGTTGACTCGTTCTGCTGAACGATACATTTCGGTAACACAGTTGCGTACCGGTGAGTCGGACACAAATCTTCGTGCATCGCTTGGAACTTTGGTTCGAGCAACAGGTGACTTGGCACAATCTCAAGGCTTGTTGAATACTGCTCAAGATATTTCTGCTGCCACAGGTAAAGACCTTGCGTCTGTTTCGTTGGCGTTGGCTAAGGCCAGCCAAGGACAGTTCACAGCGTTATCTAAACTTGGTATCCCGCTTGATGAGAACATCAAGAAGTCCAAAGACTTTGAAAAAGTTGTTGGTTTACTCAATGACCAGTTCGGTGGTGCTGCGGAAACTGCTGCAAACACGTTCGGTGGACAGTTAAAGATTTTGCAAGGTCAATTTGGGGAAATCTTAGAAACCATCGGTGCAGCCTTGTTGCCATATCTACAACGATTCTCTGAGTTCTTGGTTAAGAATATTGCACCAGCCATACAGCGCATTACCGAAGTTGTTGGCGAAAAAGGTTTGTCAGGTGGGCTAAAACAACTTGTTTACGAATCAGGTGGCGCAGGTCAAACAATCGTCAAGGTGTTTAAAGGTGTTGCTCTAACTTTTGCTTTCTTTGCCAATATCGCTTACAAGGCCTTCTATGTAATCAAAGCTGGTTGGGATGCGTTGAAGGGGAACTTTGGTGAAGCAGCAAAATCTATTGGCAAAGCACTAGGTGACAATTTTATTGACACAGGGAAACTTTCCAAATCATTTGATTCTTTAACTACTGCAGGTAATCAGTATCGAATGAGTATTCGTGACACGATCAACCAGCAAACTGGATTCAAAGGTTCTATAGAAGGTGTGACTGAATCTTTGGGTGGTGGCGGTAAATCTGTTTCAAAAACTTTGAAGACTGCTACGGACAAACTTAAGGAATATAGTGACCAGTTAAAGAAAACAGAATCGTTGCAGGATCGGTTGAGTAGGGCTGGGAAGGCTGAGAGTAAGTCGCTTGCTTCGTTGACTGATGCGAATACGAACTTGGCTAATGCTAAGGCTAGGTTGGCTCAGATTGAGCGTGGTTTTGGTGCTGGTTCGCCGGAGGCTATTGCTGCGCAGAAGGAGTTGGATAGGGCGCAGAGGGCTCAGGAGCGGGCGACGTTTGCGGTTGAGGAGGCTATCTATTCGGTGGCTGATGCTGAGAAGAATTTGGCTGATGTTCGTAAAGACCCTGAGTCTTCTCCGATGGATGTTCGTCGTGCTGAGTTGGGTTTGGCTGAGGCGAAGTTGTCTGTGAAGGATGCGATTGATTCGCAGGTTGATTCGACTAAGGAGTTGAATGATCAGCAGACGTTGTTGAATGAAACTATTTATGGTGCGACGGTTGGTTCTATTCTTTACGATCAGGCGTTGGCTGATGTTACTGAGGCGACTAATGCTCAGGTGGCAGCGTTTCAGGCTTGGGAGGATGCGGTCACTAGCACGAAGGACGCTCAGGATGAGTTCAATAAATCGTTGCAGGCTACGGCTGATTTGATTGAGAAGTATCCGAAGGTGTTGGGTGGGATGCCTAATCCGATGGCTGGGGTGTCGAGTCAGGTGCCGGTGACGGCTGGGGGTGGGTTTGCGTTAAGGCCGAATGACACGTATCAGATCAATATCAATGCTGCGATTGCGGAGCAGGGTTTGCCTCAGAAGGTGGTTGAGGCGTTGCAACAATACAATCGGAGTATCGGCAAGATTCCTGTGACAACGAAGTAGCACGATGGCTGTTGCGATTCCTAACTGTGGCACCTATACGGTGGAGATGGATTATGGTGCGTCGACTAATGCGTTCGTGTTGGATTCATCTGTGGCTGGTTTGTTGGATTCAACAATTTATGTTCTTGAGGGTACGACTGACTGGCAGGATGTGACTGCTTATGTGAAGCAGGTGTCTATCAATCGTGGCAGGCAGAACAGGTTCCGTGACCCTACGGGTCAGCCTTCGACTGCGGTGTTGCAGATTGAGGATTCGGACTATCGGTTTAGTTTGGTGAATGAGGGTTCGCCTTATTGGAATACGGCTAAGGGACGGTTGGGGTTTGAGTTGAACTCTGGTGTACGAATCAGCCGTAACGGAACTTATCTGTTCACAGGCATCATCACGCAGTATGACCAGCGCATCGAGAATCCAAGCAGGTCGCTTGTGACTGTGAACTGTTCTGATGAGTTGTTCAGGTTGAATAACACGAAGATTGCTGCTGGGTCGGTAGTGCCAGAACGCTCTGATGTGCGTATTGATAAGGTGCTGACTTCGGTGAATGCGTTCGGCAAACCAGGTCAACGGGTATTGGAGGAAGGTGTATCGAACTTGGGTAGCGCACCGATTGACGCTTCGTCATCAGTTATGGAATATCTCATGCGTGTTCACACATCTGAGCAGGGACGTATCTGGGTGGACGGTTCAGGTAACTTCCATTTTGATAGACGGCTTGTAGGAAAATTGCAGGCCATTGACGGCTATCTATCTGATGCTGGTGGCACCGCAATCCCATACACCACGTTCGACATTGTGAGTAACTGACATGTCGTTCTATGGTGATTTTGTTGTAACGATTAACGAGGCTGAACTGGCTGCGATTCTTGCTGACTTTTATGCTGCATCAAACGACCAACGCCCTAACGACTTCACCCCAACGAACCCATCAGTAATCAACACAGTCAACGTCGCTATTGCCCCACCAATCCCAACAACAGACAACCTGCAACCAACCATTGAATACGCTCAAGCTATCGTTGCTGAATCCGTAGCTGAGTTCGGTGTACAAGAAACCCCACTCGTCGTCACCCTTCTGGAAACCTTGGACGATGCCGGAGACCTCGCAGGATACCTGACCCGTCCTGTACCTGCGTTTTGGTTTGGTGGTATCCAAGTCATCATGAACGGTCTCACCGATGCACAACGAACCACCATCGGATCGCTTGACATCGGCTCACAAATATCGGTCACCAAATCGTTCCCGAACTCAACCCCACCAACAGTCACACAAATCATGGCACTCGAAGGAATCAGCCATGACATCACCCCAGACCGCCACATCGTCACCCTCTACCCCAACCCTTCACGCATCTACACCTACTTCATCGTTGGCGGGTACACCACCACAACAACACGCACCAACCTTCTCACAAACCCAAACTTTGAGGTAAATACTTCTACATATCAACTTGTTGGTGCTGGAACAACAATTTCTCGCATTACCAGCGACTCATATATTGGAAACGCAAGCGTACAAGTAGATGTATCTGGTTTGGTTGCAAGCGCAGGAATGGGCATGAACGCTGCTGTTTATCGTATGCCTGTGACAGCAGGCGTACCATACATGTTGTCTGCGTGGGTGAAAGTGCCAACAGGACAGCCGTCAGTTTCGTTGCGTCTTCGCACAGGTGAGTATCGTGCAGACGGCACACAGAACCCAGCGCAAGTATCCTCTGCCACAGTTGTTTCCGATACTGATGGTTGGGTGCGGTTGTCTTTTGCTGACACACCAACTGGTGGTGCTACCCCAACGGTAACAATGGTTTACCGTGTAGAGATTTCTAATGCACCAGGTTCGGCTCGTCAATGGTTGGTTGATGCAGTATTGTTTGAGCAGTCTTCAACTTTGCTTCCTTATTTTGATGGTACTTATGCTGACACCTATACGGGGTACACGTTGACCAGTCAGGGTTGGAGTGGGACTGCGGATGCTTCGACGAGTACCGCCACTTGGGGTTTGACTTCTAGTTTTGTTGGGTCGGAGTTGAATGATGATACGAAGGGCTTAGGCTAAAGTAGAACTATGGCTGGTCTTGGAAGAAAAGAATGGTCGCCTGGAGACACGCTCACCGCAGCAGATATCAATGGCTATCTGATGGATCAGATGGTGATGGTGTTCGCTGGTACAGCTGAACGAGGTTCAGCAATTCCTAGTCCTTCTGCGGGTATGTGTTCCTATTCAACTGCTACAGGTTTTGTCGTGTACAACGGCACGGCTTGGGTGAGCGTGTAAAGTAGGAGCATCATGGCTGGACTTGGACGTAAAGAATGGTCGCCTGGCGACGTACTCACCGCATCAGATGTAAACGGTTACCTCATGGATCAATCCGTGATGGTGTTCGCAGGCACCGCAGCCCGCGCCTCAGCCATCCCAACCCCATCAGCCGGCATGGTTGCCTATTCGACTGCAACATCACTACAGGTTTATAACGGTTCAGCGTGGGTTGAATTAGGTGTTGGTTATGGTGTTGCGACTGGTGGTTCATCTTCGAGTATCACCGTTGCTGGTACTGCTTACACTCTTTTAACTTTTACATCATCTTCAACGCTGACAGTTTCTAAATCAGGTTTGTTTGATGTTGCTTTAGTGGCGGGCGGTGCAGGCGGTGCAGGCTTCAACCCAGACTTCAACGGTGGCGGTGGTGGTGCCGGCGGTATCGCGTTCGGAACGATCTATCTAACAGCCAATGCCACGGTAACAATTGGAGCAGGTGGCGCTGCAAGCACAGACGGAAGCCCATCAACCATCGGTACACAAACCGTCGGCTCGACAGTATCCCCGGCGGCGGTTGGTGGTGGTCGTGGCGGTGCAGCAGGCGTGGCAAGACCAGGTGGTAGTGCTGGTGGTGACGCTACTGCAACAGCGTTTGTTGCTTTCGCTATTGGTCAAGGTAACAACGGTGGCAGAAACTCTGGAACAGTCAACACACCTGGTGGCGGTGCAGGCGGCGGCGGCGGTGCAGGTGGCGTAGGCGCAGACGGCACAAACTCAGTCGGAGGCAACGGCGGTGCAGGATACGACATCTCATCATGGCTAGGCCAAGCAGGAGGCACAACACTACGCGGTGGTGGCGGCGGTGGCCAACGACAAAGCGGCAGTAGCGGTTCAGGTGGTACAGGTGGCGGCGGTGCAGCGTCAAACGGTGCAACAGGAACAGCAGGAACAGCCAATACTGGAGGCGGTGGTGGTGGCGGTGCAACTGGTGGAGCTGGTGGAAGCGGAATTATCTATGTGAGGTTCAAGGTCTGATATGGCTCATTTTGCTTTAGTTGTCAATAACGAGATTGAAAAAATCATTGTTGTTTCAAATGCTGATTGTGGTGGTTTGGAGTTCCCTGAATCAGAGGCGGTAGGTCAAGCATTCATCGCTTCACTTGGTATTGAAGGAACTTGGTTGCAAACTTCTTACAACAACAATTTTCGTGGAGCTTATGCTGGCATAGGTTACACATATGACGAGGATTCGGATTCCTTCGTTGCGCCTGAAGTCCCTGAACCGTAGTCGCTGGCTAGTCCTTGTTCCTGCGCTTCTTGGTTTTCTAGTTACAGCATCATCGGCTGAGGCTCATGCTTTTGGTGTTTGGGAGTTTTCTAAGTCTTGTCTTGCTGTTGAGGGTGGGTCGGTTGAACTAATTCAAGACGGGTTCACGCTTGTTGGTGCTGATGGTGGTACGTGTGCTGGGTTGGCGCATTGGGTGAAACTTGAGGCCATCATCCCTGAGGGAACTAATGAACTTGGTTTCCAATGGGCGTATCAGACGAATGATGGTGCTTGGTATGACCCGCCTCAAATCGTTCTGAATGGGGTTGTTACTCAGTTGACGGATCAGAGCAGCGCAACCGGATCAGGGCTGATTGCGGTTGAGGCTGGTGATGTGTTTGCGTTCCGACAATACTCGACTGATTCATGCTGCCAACCAGGTCTACTCACCATCACTAACCTGACATTAGGCTTGGGTGAATGGGCATCTTCAACCTCATCCACGACAACACCGACGACCTCTACTACTACTGTCCCGTCAACGACTGTCCCTGTCACCAACCCGACTACTACGACAGTTCAAGAAACAACTTCTACGACTTCGAGTCTTCCTCAAACATCCGTCCCATCAACCACAACGGAACCACCACAAACGTCAACAACAATCCAAGAAACAGTTTCA